GAAAACGTCTCTTCCGGACCGATATCGAGGGACTCGATAGTGGTCTTCTTGAATAACGATCGCACGCATTACGTCATGTTGAGCGGCATGAACGAACGAACGGACGAGATTGACGTTGACGATGAAAAACCATCGATGGTGAACCGAGCATGGGTGATGGCCATGCTTGAGCGGAAAAGTAGAGTCAATGCCGTCGACTGCGATGGCATAGATAGGTTGAAGTTGATGTGCGAAACCGAAATGGGTCGGATAAAAGATGAGGAAAAGTATTCGAAAAGAGCTCCGAAATTGAGGTCGAGTCGGTTCTGCGCGACGTCCAAAGGCGTATCACGAAACGTATCGAAGTCAGATGTTGAAATGTTGCAATTGGTGCTGTTGGGAGCTCAATTGACACCAAGCGTGGCGTCAACCATTTCCAACGAGGTAAGGAAACATTGCCAATTGCGAAGTGACACAGTCATGAACACCGAACTAATGTTAGAAATGTTAGAACGTGCGTTGAAGAAACCCATGATGTTGGTGCTTACGTTGACCCTGATCTTAGTGGTCTTTGTCACATTGCTTGAGATGCTAATTGATGCATGCTCGAGTAACAAGCGAAAGTACATGGCTGATGCGATGAAAATCGTTGCGGACGACGAAACCACAGACGAACCGCGTTATGAACGAGACGCGAAGGAGCAGATCAGTGACGAAACGTGCGTGGTCGGAATAAACTTAAGCCCAATGCATGGTGACACGCGAATAGGTGCGTGGAGTTGCGATTCCGCGCAAGGGAGCGACATGATCGGGGCTAGGTCGGAAGTGTGGCCCATACGATCGCGGAAATGGACGATAAAGAAGAATGGGACGAGTCTAAACGTTGGTTGTGACATTCATGATCTGTACAACTTGAACAGGGCGATGAAGTTACGTGACGTGCTAGATGACGAGACGGCTGATCGTGATGTGTCGAACAAATTGATTACGTATGCGATGGAGGTGGCGTCAACGTATGGTTGTTGTGTACACACCAAGTTCTACAGTTTCGATGATATCATGATGACAACAATAAGCTTCGACGGATCGGATTGCTGTTTTCATAAGTGCATGACAATGCATGGACTTAGTTTCAAAAGGTTTTGCGTGCCAGACATGTGGTCCGACAGTGCAGTCACTGTTCGAGACGTAGCCATGTTGGATGCCTCCAATGAAAATTTTTGCATCTTCTTTGTACGGGGTGACAGACGAAGGGCAGTGTTAACAAGATCCAAAGAAGACGTGTCGAAATGCTGCAACATATTCGTGCATGATGGACATGCTGAATATGTCGTAAGTGTGAAGAGAACAAGCTCTACGCACGAATCGAAACAAAACGTAATGTACGACGTACCTGTTGCCGAGTTCGGCTACTCAGAAGAGCGACAGGTTCGCGGTTTAGAAGAAAGCGGTTTTGCCAATGATCAATACAGAATGTTAGTCAATTCATTCGGTGATGAGAAAGTGATGCTTCCCAGCGTGGAAGTGAACGGCGTCGAAGTGTTGGGTGATAAGAGATCCGCGGCAGAACGTAACACTCAGTGGTATGACTACTTGGCGGGCGTGAGCGATGCTTCGAGATTCGAGCTGTTAGCCACGCTAAACGAGACAAGGACGGTTTACCCCATGGACTCAGGGGCTAACAAAAGACTGAACCGATTGGCGGTGTTAGACGCAAAGTGCAGAATGTTAAGCAGCACGATGACGAATAGCGCGGCAGACAAGTGCAGAAAGAGCATATTGGAAATGTTGCGGATAGAAGTGGGTACCGAGATCAACATGCTGGAAGATTACGTATCCGAGTCGAGACACAAATCCGATCTAACCATGACGGCAGCGACAAGCTGCCACATATTTGATGCGACCACGATTGGATCGCACTCATGGAAAAACTCGACCCCTGAAGAGCAATTTTCATGTGCGTGGGATGGTGATGACTACGTGCACATAGCGGGTTGTCATGCTGAGATGCAGAAAAAGCGGAAGATGTTCCGAGACAAAGTTACGTCAGCGTCGTGCAATGGATACTGGAGCAAAGGCAGGTTGCGATGGAGTGGGAAACCCACGTTGCTGTTTTTCTCTGCGAAAGTTTCCTTCCTGCGCAGCCGGAAATTGTTGGATAGGTACGAGAAGAGAATCGGTGAATTGTTGGACTACGATTGGGAGACCTTGGTTGTGACGTTGGTCAACGGATCACCGGGATGTGGAAAGACGACGTATATTGCCGAGAACTTCGTGAATGACAAGGACATATTCGCCACGGAAACCACAGCGAACGCGAGGGACATGCGACGGAATTTACCGACGTGCAGTGCTGATGACATACGCACCTACGACTCCATAATGTTGAACGGAGGTAAACCTGCAGAGCGTGTGTGGTTCGATGAGGGATTAATGCCTCATGCTGGTGCTGTGCTGATTTGTGCATTCGAGCTGCAAGCAAATGAAATCAACATACTCGGTGACAAGAAGCAGATCCCATACATATGCAGACTGAACGGATTTGAGTGCGTGCATCACAAAATAATTGCAAAAGAGACGATAGAGCAAAATTGGACGTACCGCTTGCCGAAGTGTGACAAACGCATGATTTCCACGTACTACCCCGGAATTGAAATGCGGAGCAAAACCGTTGGAGAACCGGCCAAAGTTCGAAAGATTGCCGGTGCCAAGGATGTTCCGACCAACGCAGATGCGTACCTACTAGCAACGCAAGCTGAGAAGGCGGAGTTTACTAGTGCCACGGGGCTACCGAAGGAAAAGGTGATGACAATACACGAGGCGCAAGGTGGTACTTACCCTCGCGTGACGGTGGTGAGACTGCGACCGCAGCCGTTACCGATTTACGAGAGTCCACCGCATGTTATCGTGGCGATATCCAGACACACCGATCATCTGGCGTATTACTCCGTGGATACTACGGATGGTATAGCGAAAGCTATATTGCAAGGAGAGAAGTGCGACGACGCTGTGATGGAGATGATACCAAAAGCGGAGATGTACACACCGATATACATAGGACCTTTGTGCATCCCGTATTCGAAAGTGTTGATCAAGAAACAACCAGTCAACGAGGATCGCATGAAACATGACGTGATAAAGTGGATGATGAGTTTGGGACGAATCAGCACCGACATACCCCTTATAATAAGGAAGAGAGTGTTTGTCGTGGAACCGATTCGACCAAGCGGTGCGAAACCAATCATACACAGGGCCATAGTGCAAAACTTGTATGATCAGTTGTACAAGCGAGTCTCGGAGGAAAAACTGGCGTTGGAAAGGATGTGGACATTGAAGCTGCCACTGGACAAATCGTACATAGTCAACGACACGAAAGTGATGTTGAAGTTGGTAAAAGAGATGAAGCAAAAGACAAAAATGACTCCATTCTTCAAAACGACAATGTCGGCCATGAACGATACAATGGCATCACACATAAGCAGCATCGAAGCAAGAAATGGCAAGGTGTTGTATCAAGATGAGCCCATCAGACCTGGCACAGAGGAATGCATAGTGTCCATGTTCATGATCACATACATAGATCCGGGCGTGTTTCAAGATCTGATAAGCAGGTACTTGAGCACAAACAAACAGTTCAGTGCAAATTGGGTGACTATGAGGACGAGCGATCAGTGGGAACTATGTAAAAGTCAGAAGAGGACGGATCATGATGAAACGAAGTTTTCGTCATCGCTAAAGACGACAGGGAAACCAGCACTCACAGGAAAGCACATGACTTCCGAGCAACTGTATCAAGTGTTGGCGTCACCACCGCAAACAGTGCACTTGGCTTACTGCGGAGTGATGCGCGCGATAAGCGAGGTACTGAAAGGGAGTTTGAAGCCTAAGTGGTTGATACAAGACGAAGTGACACCATTGGAGGTAGAAGGGTTCCTGACCAAAACGCTATGTCGCAACGAGAAGGTGATTCCGCAAGAGATAGACTTGGAGAAATTCGACAAGTCACAAGGAAAATTGGCATTGGAACTCGATTTGATGTTATGCAGAGTGTTCGGCATGTATGAAGGTGTCAGCGATGATTGGGGTGACGGTCACAGAACCACGTATTTGATTTTCCACGAAGTGGGGTTGAAATTGAAAATCAAATACCAACGGAAAAGTGGAGATCTGAGAACATTGATGGGTAACACCACGTTCACGATGATGGCATTGGCATTCACAAACGACTTGACGAAGGCCTTGGGTGGGATATTCGTCGGTGACGACTCGACGATATTTTGGCCGGAGAACGTGAAACCCGCAGACTGTAGCACGGAAATGGCAACGCTGTTCAACCTGACGGCTAAATTGGAATGGTTTCCCGAAGCTGTGATGTTTGCTTCCAAGTACATAATCCCACACGAAGGAGTGATGCGAGTAGTGCCATGTCCGCTAAAGTTCATAACGAGGTTGGGCAGGTACGACATACACTGCACCGAGCACTCAGAGGCATACTTCGATTCCTTCATTGACAACTTCTACATGTACAGGGATGAAGGTTTGCGAAGGAAAGTGAGCTTGGCGGCCACGCGTAGATACGAAAACAACTTCGAGGTCAGAGTTGAAAATCTCGACGTGTTTTGCGACTACATAAGAATGCTGTTGGATGACAAGTTGGAATTCAAGAAGCTATGGTATGGGCCACGGTGGGTGGCGGATCGAACCATGAATGCGAACATGCTTAGGCAGTTGATGAGACCCGACACCTGCGTGAACTGGGTCGAATTAGACAACGACCTGTGATCCAATCGCTTCTAAAAGCGATGGATCTCGACGCAGTCGACAGAGAGTCGACGACAACCGCGCTGCGGGGCGCAGAAGAGCGCGTTTGGGATAAAAACGCGCGATGCGATGTCGTTCGAAGCATGAGCGGGTTATGAAGATGGGTGTGCGCGACAAAAGCGCAGAGCCATTCTGAGCCAACTCAGTGGGAACGACATCGAAAGATATGAAAGTCGTGTAAACGACTGAAGAAGTGAGTGTGACCAAAGTCGGTAACACTAACTTCACAATAGTGATTGGTGAAATCGATAGGCCGGCAAAGCCAAATTGCGGTCGAAACTGGACTCAGGTACAAAGTTGCCTGTAAGTCTAGTGGGAAAACGCAGCCCACGGTGTCGAACAAGCATTGATTGGTGACCGACAGTAACGAGAAGCCTTAGGGTTTTTAATTGCTTATCGGTGCGATCAAGATAAAGACTATGATCCATGATGGACTAAAGGTGTCGACTTAAAGAAAGCACTGCGCCGTGGGATTCGATTCTTATACACAATCACAACAAAACACTAATGGTGATATGAGCACCATAGATGAATGACGATCACAACGTGATCAATGATCGGGATAACAAGTGACGATCTAGTCCGAGTAGTTCAAGTGCAGCAGCTAACGCAGTGCAGCAAGACAATCTCAGTCGAACGAAACCGCTAACGACGTTTGCGAGCGCGTGTGACAAAGGACGAAAGACAGAAAACAAAATTTTGTTATGAGAACTTCGTGCAATTGTTGTGACGACCGCATGGAGGAACTTCTAATTGATCTCTAATGAAAGTTAGTAGGTGAAGTATGGAAGACAATGGAAGAAGAAGAAGAAGAAGAAGAAGAAGAAGAAGAAGAAGAAGAAGAAGAAGAAGAACATCGTTTTAGTTTTAACGCGTAAGTTAAAAACGTTCTCCTGTAAGGGAGTAGATCGGTCGATCTACGAAGATAGGCG